AGCGCTCCACAGCGTCCGCAATCACGTCCACCAGCATGTCCCGCATTTGCGGCAGCAGATCGTGGGCGACCAGCACCGGCTCCAACTGCATGGCCACCAGCGTGTGCGTCACACCGCTGCCGGTCATCGGCTTCAGGTTCACGCATTCCAGGCAACCACCGGTGGAAACATAGCGGTCACAGAAGTGTCCGTTGCGGCAAGGGGCGCCGCTGTTGTAAGTCTTCTTACCTGCAGCTGCAGCAGCCAGACGAAGTTCGCGTTGAGTAGCCATGATTGTGTAGCCCATTGGACGTTAGAAAGGGTGCGCTACTCTACCATGCCCCATATAATATTGGCTATTGTTTCCCCTTTCTACGCGATAGAGATAATAAGAAGGGTGAATACAGAATATGAATATTGAATAGATTAATATGGAATATATGGACAGCCATAGAGAAGGATGGCATTTGCTCCGTCCACTGGGCGCCAATAAATAAACTAATAGCGTCCCTTGATTCGAAGCGTGGGCATAGGCACACTGCAGGCTATGTCAAACGCTCTAGTTACCCAGCCAGCCCAGGCCCCCAGCGAAGCCCCTGTGACCAGCGTGGGCGTAGTGCTACCGCGTGCCCTGGAGCCGCTGACCGACAAGGAAGAAGCCTTCGCTGTAGCCCTGGTGGAATCGGGCAACATGTCGCTGGCGTACCGGGTCGCATACCGGCCTAGCGTGATGGCCAAGTCCAACACCATCTGGAAGGAAGCCTGCACCGTAGGCAATCGTCCCCGGGTCCAGGCGCGCGTCCGTGAACTGCAGGAAGCGGCTGCCACGTCCATGGTCTTCAGTAAGCAACGGCTGGCTGAATTCCTGTGGCGTCGCATCTTGGCCGACCGTGGACAGTTGATAAATCACCGGCGCACGTGCTGCCGCTACTGCCACGGGGAAGCCAACGCCTACCAGTGGAAGGATGAACTGGAATACGCCAACGCCTGCGTTCAGGCGGCTAATGCTGCCCAGGCGCAGCCCAGCTGTGATGGTGGCTTCGGCTACGATCCGCACCGCGAGCCTAACCCCGACTGTGCGCACACTCAGTGCCTGGGCGATGGCATCGGCAAGACTGTCATCCAGGACACGCGCGGGCTGACCGGCGACGCAGCGCTGATATACGAAGGCGTCAAGGAAACAGCCCAGGGTATTGAAATCAAGATGGCTGACCGCGCGACTGATGCGGCCCTGCTGATGAAGTTGCTGGGCTGGTCATCCAGCGACCTGGAAGGCGCCCTGCGTGGTGCTGCTGCTGGTGGCGCTGCGGGTGCGCTGGCTGCGGCCGCTGTGGTGGACAAGGTCAAGACCATGGACGCTGAAGAAACCCGGCGCGCCTATCTCACGTTCACCACTGGGGGCTGACCATGAAGCGCGAGACCGACGAAGACAAGCAACTACGCGAACAGGGTGAAGCCGTGCTGGCCGTGCTGAAGATTACGGCCATAGTCGTGGCCGGGCTGATACTGGTTGAATGGCTGTGCGGGTATGTTTGACTACCTGACCCCCGACTACCAACCAGTTTGGGCGAAGCGCATCAACATGATTGCGAAGCTGGAAGCTGACCCACTGCTACTGGCCACGATGCGCGAGTATTACAAGCATAATATCGCAGATTTTGTGAACGATTTTGGCGTAACCGTCAACCCCAAGAACGCTGGCACTGGTCGCCCGGTCATCATGCCCTTCATGCTGTTCCCCAAACAGCGCGAATTCTTGAACTGGGTGGACGGCCGCTTCAGGCAGCCCGGTGACGGCATCGTGGTGAAGTCGCGCGAGTGTGGCGCCAGTTGGCTGTGTATGTCCTGGGCAGTGTCCATGTGCATCTTCTGGAATGATGTCACCTTCGGCTTCGGCAGCGCGATCATGGACAAGGTGGACAACGGTGGCGACCCGGACAGCCTGTTCTTCAAGGGCCGCATGTTCATACGCTACTTGCCCAAGGTGTTCATGCCGCACTGGAACGAAAAGCGGCACAGCACCGAAGCGCGCATGATATTTCCCTGGATGGGCCTGAACAGCGTGGTTGGCGAGTGTGGCGACAAGATTGGCCGTGGTGGACGTAAGACGGCCTACTTCGTGGATGAATTCGCTTTCGTGGAACGCCCGCAGCTGGTCAATGCCAACCTATCGTCCAACACTGACGTGCGCATTGAAGTGTCAACAGTAAATGGCCTGGACAACACCTTTGCGGAACGTGCACGCGGTGGACTGATAGAACGCTTTGACTTCCACTACCGCGACAACCCCACTAAGGTGAATCTGGGCGCGCCCAGGGACGTGCTGTTCACGCCTGACGGCAGCAAAGAACCGAAGACCATACACGTGCCCACGGGTGCGCTGTGGCCGGCATTTCAGGAAAAGAAGGACAAGGCTGACCCAACCATGTGGCGTGCTGAACAGGAAGCCGACTTCCTAGCATCGCTGGAAGGCCAGTTGATTGAAGCGGACTGGATCATGGCAGCCGTGGGCTTCAATGAATGGGCGAAGATACCCACCACTGGCCAGAAAAATCTAGCGTATGACGTGGCCGATGAAGGCAAGGACAAGAACGCCATCTGCATCCGTCACGGCCACGAAGTCATTGAAGTGAACCAGTGGAGCGGCACGGAATCGCACATGGGCATCAGTGTGGCCACGGTCATGGACCATTGCGACACGCACAAGATTGAATCGTTTGTGTACGATGCGGACGGCATCGGTGGCGGTGTGAAGGCCATAGCGGCCCGCGCGAATGAAGACCGCACTAAGGCCAAGCGCAAGGCCATCATGGCGTATAAGTTCCACGGCAGCGGCGCAGTGCTGGACCCTGAGTCATTGACGCCTGGGACCGACCGCAAGAACAAGGACTATCTGCAGAATCAGAAGGCGCAAAGCTGGATGTCCCTGCGCCAGCGATTCTTGAACACCTACCGCTGCCGCAAGGGCGAGAAACACCAGCCGGACAACTTCATTTCCATTCGGCCGGGTATCAAATACTTTGACCAGCTGGTCAGCGAACTGGCGCAGCCCACGCGCACGTGGTCGCTGACAAATAAACTGGTTGTGGACAAGACGCCTGATGGCGTGAAGTCGCCAAACCTGGGCGATGCCGTTATGATGGCGTTCAAGTACGGACGGCCTGGGCTGTCCTTCTCCCAAGACCTGCTGGAGCTACTTTGATGTCCAACCCGCTGAAGAACATGACCCCCGAAGACGCCAAGGCCGTGCACGTGCTGCTGGCCGGCATCGCCCTGCATGGTCTGCTGACCAGCAAGCCGCCCACCCAGGTGGCTGAAGGACTGGTCCCCGAAGCCTTCCGCGTCGCTGATGCGTTCATGGCCGAAGCCATGAAGCGGCTGCTGTAGTTCCCGTGACCACGATTAAGCGCGGTGCCCGTGTGGAATGGCGTAGCACTGGTGAACGCCGGCCCTTCGTCTTCTTCAAGGGCACCGTGCTGGATGTGCCGACCAAAGGCAAATGGCTGGGCAAGGCGTTGATTGATGACGGCAGCGGCTTGAACCCGCGCGCGGTGGACATCACCCGCCTGACGCACGCCACGGCCAGCTTCCGTTCTGTCCCCCTGGGCGGCGGGGCAACTGCGTGAAGCTGTGCGGTAAGTGTGGCACCTGGGACATGCGCCCGGGCGAGCGCTGCAAGGAATGTGGCGACAAATACCCCGCCGGCAGCGTCGGGCGCGAGCATGCAGACAGCCGCTATGACAGGTCGGTCATGGCCCCTACGGGCCGCCCCGTGCCGACGTGGCGCGATGACCGCTGACCTATGCTAGGCTGCGCGAATGCCAGCCAAAACCCCCCTACGCGCCCCAGGCGATGACGTTGTCCTAGAACCGGTGTGGCCCAACGCTGGCGTGCATGACTGGTACTACCAGCGACTGCACAGCCCGCTGGCGTATTGCTTCGCTGAAATTGAAACCAACCTTTCCCTGGACTACGCGCGTGGTGTGCAGACCGTGGGCGTGGCGGCCGATGCACCTAGCGTGCTGTCACTGGTTCAGCGCAGCCTGGACAAATGGGCCAAGAAGTGGACGAAGACCTGGGATGATATGGCCGTCAACATCGCCCAGGACTTCGCTAGCCAGTCCCGACGCGCGACCGACAACGCCACCATGGCAGCGTTCAAAAAGGCTGGTTTTACCGTCAAATTCCAACTGACGCGCGGAATGCGTGACAGCTTCAAGGCCGTGGTGCAGACCAATGTGGAGTTAATCCGCAGCATCCCCGAACAGTATTTGAAGGACGTGAAGGTTGCGGTATACACCAACTTGACCACGGGCGGCGGTGACATGGAATCGCTGCGCAAGCAAATCCAAAACATCTACGGCATCACTGACCGGCGCGCGGCCTTCATCGCGCGAGACCAAACGAACAAGGCCCACGCGGTCTACGAAGAAGCGCGGCGCAATGAACTGGGCCTGGATGAAGCCGAATGGCAGCACAGCAACGCTGGCAAGGAACCACGCCCCACCCACGTCAAGGCCGGCAAGGACCGCACCCGATACAACACGCGCGAAGGCTGGCTGGACCCCGCCACGGGCAAACGGACGTGGCCTGGACATGACCCTAACTGCCGGTGTACAAGTCGCACTGTGATTCCAGGGATGCGCAAAAAGGTCTACCGTGCCGTATAGCCCCGCCGTCCACTTCACCCGCGTTGCCGCATGGCGCCCTGTCCCGATGTGCGGCGCCTGGGAGAAGCCGCACACGCTGGTGTTGAAGGACGTGACCTGCCTGTCATGCCTGCACCTGATTCACAAATGCAACCCCAAGACGTGTAAGAATCGCGCCTGTCAGTCCAAAAGGATCAGAGCAAATGAACGCACCCAGCGCGATTATGCGAGTGGCGACGGAAGACGAAGCCCGGGAACTGCATGAACTGTCCTTCCCCGGTGACATATTCCCGACCGACCTAGACACCAAGCCGGAGCATGACCACCACTTCTGGGTGGCCTACGCTGTCGGCGGTCGCAAGCTGGGATTCTGCACCGCCGTACACTGGCCCGAACGCAACGCGGTCTTCCTGTCGCGCGCTGCCGTGGTCAAGACGATGCGCGGCACGGGCCTGCACCGGCAGATGATTTTCCACCGCGTCCTTTGGGCCTGGGGCCAGGGCGTTGACCGCGTGGTCACATACACCACCCTGCAGAACTACCCTTCCATGGTGAATTTGCTAGACTCCGGCTTCAGGTTCTACCAGCCAGACACAAAATGGGTGGGGAATCGCTATCACTACTTTCAACTAAAAAGGTGACGCACGCATGGCATCGAAGACAAAGACCGCCCCTGCACCGGTGAAACGTGTAGGCAAGACGCTGGCCGATTTCCGCGCAGCCCATGATAAGGACTTCATTGTCCCCAACCGCATGAAAGCCGCTATCAAAGCCCTGGGCAGCGATGGCTGGGAGTACGAAACCGAATTCATGAAGTTGGCCGGCATTTCCACCACTGACTTAAGCGCCTACCGTGACCAGTTCGCGGACTTCCAGGCCGTGGCCACCACCACCAAAATGTCAGGCGGTGGAGTCCGGAAGAAGATAATCTGGTGCGGTTCCACTGGCTTTGCAAAGAAGCTGGGTGGCCCGCGCGTTCTGGATGGACTGGAGTAACTGACCATGGCCGGCAAGACCCTTGAAGATTTCCAGCGGCTGCATGACCCGCTGTTTGGTATCAAACCCCCGACGTTCAACTATTCAAGGGCCTTGCCGGACTTCTCGTGTGCCATCGCGGTGGCCGCGCAGAATGCTACGCCCGTCCACGGCAAATTCTGGTCTTGCATCCTGACGGCGGCCGAAGCCACCGGGGCGCAGATATTCGTGATTCCCACGCGGTACCAGAACCCCACGTCACAGTGGTCAGGCTCCCAGGCAAATGCGGAATACTATGACCCGGCCGTGGCGAAGTATCTGTGGAACGAACGCTATGACTTCAACGCCAACCTGCGCTTGCTGGCTGACATCCCAGGGCAACCCACCGAAGTGAACCCGCTGGCGGGCCTGGATGGCATCAGCCATTCATCTTCGTGCATCGTGGGCCACGCCAAGTTGCAGCTGCGCACTGTGGCCGTACCGCAAGGCCGTACCCCCAAGATTCTGTCCACCACGGGCATCTGCACCGTGGAGAACTACACCCAGGCCCGAC